AGCCTTATGGATTAACAAAAAAAGGAAACTTAAGGTATCTACCTAATCAAGACTATATAAAAAGACTTCTTAGAGGTGAAGAAAAAGAATTTAATTTTGCAAGAGGAGGCAAGGTAGATGGATATGCAGCTGGTGGTATTGGAAGAATAGGAATTAAACTGCTTGCAAAATTAGCTAAAAAATTATCGCCAAAAGAAATGAAAATGTTAACAGGTTCTGCATTTAAAGGCACTAACCCTTCAAAATCACTTGCTAAAAAACGTGAATCAAATTTAATGAAAAAACTTGATGGTAATTACAATTGGCGTAATGTAAAGTCCGAGGTCCCAGGACCCAGGTCATCAGTAGATAGAATGAATGATAAACAGTACCCTTACCTTGATCCAGATAATGATGCTTTCATTGTTTCTGGCCAAAGTGAGCATCCTGTAACAGGAACCCCACAATTAAATAAATTTGGACGTTACCAATTAAAAAGCACAATAAATGATACTTTAGGTTCTGACGATAGCTTATTTAGAAAATATAGTGTATATGATTGGTGGGATGATATAACAGAAACAATTAGAGAAAAACCTAAATTTAAATATGTTAAGGACTCTAAGGGTAATACAATTATGAAGGAGGTAAAATGAAATACGATCACATGAACGAAGTAGTGCCTCCATTAGATGGCTACGCAGCTGGAGGTATAGGTAGATTAATACTTAAACAAGCACCAAAAGTTATTAATAAACTTCGTGAATTTGCTCCTGCATTACCAGCACCTCCTAAAGGACCTTACGGTATATCAAATAAAAGCGGTGTAAGAGCATTAGAAAAAGAATTTGAAACTATAGAAGAAGCACAAGAAGCTATAGAAGCATTTGCTTTTACTACTCGACAAAATACTTCAGATTTTAAAATATTTGGCGCAAGGCCTCCTAAAGATAAAGAAGGTGTCACTAAAGCTGCTCCACAAGTAAACACTGAAACTGGAATTTTAGATTCCCCTGCAATGTTTTACCGTTCGCGTGAAGAAATTATTAAAGGCCCTCCAATTATGAAAGGAGAGCAATGGTTAGATTTTTTAAAAAAGCGTGAAATACGTGAAGGAGAATTAAGCGATACGTCCCTTGGACCATGGCTTAATGCTAATAAAGGAAATAAAATTTCAAAGAATGACCTTGTTGCTAAATTTGATGGAATGGTTCCAGACTTTAATGTGGATGTTACAGGTGAAGCTTTTGCTCAAAGTAGAAGACTTGCTTCTCAATTAAAACGAATAGATACAAATGTATATAGTCCTGAAGCAGGAAAAGTTTTACGTTTTTTACAATCCCGCATGGAAAACATTGTAGATGAAAAAACAGGTGCTAAGGCATTAGATGATTTAGATAATATATTTGACCAAGCTTACGGAATTAAAAATGTTAGTTCAGAAGGTATACCAGCTAGCAATACTAGTGTGCCATATGAAGTAAAACAAATTATGGCAGATTCTATGAGTGCCGCCGGTAAACGTGGAGTAAACATGGATGACTCAGTATTTATTAGTACACCTCAACATGCAGGTTCACAAACACTGAGGGGAGGCGCTAATCACCGTGAATTTTTATTTAGATCAACTCCTAAAGGACCACGTGCAAATGAACCTGTTTATAATTATCAACATAGTTTTGGGCGCGCGGACAAAACTAATGCTTTCATGCACGCGCGAATTAGTGATCGTGTAGATGAGTATGGAAACAAATTATTATTTGTAGAAGAGTTTCAATCGGATATGCACCAACCTATTTCATCTGCTATAAGGAAAGCAGCAAAAGAAGGTAAAGAAATTCCTAAAGAAGGTAGATATGCACCACGTGCAGATGTAGCGGCAGCTAAAGTTAATGATGCTAATTTACAAGAAATGCAAAATATTCAACGACAAATTGATAGATTATTATCAACTAAACCAGACTCACCTAAATTAGCTAAATTGTATGAACAAAAAGCTATTATACGTGACATAGAAAAAGATAAAGTTTCCCAGTTAGGTAAAAACACAAGTGGTATTCCTGAAGGACCGTTTAAAAACTCACAAGATTATATGGAATTTGCTATTAAGTATTTGCTTCGAGTGGCAAAAGATGGTAATTACGACGGCGTGGCGTTTTCAACACCATCAATTAAAAACAAAAGTATAGGTCCTGATAATAAGGACTATCAAGGTAATTTAATTGCATATGGTGATATTTTAAAGAATGCTATTCGTAAGGCTAAAAGTAAAAGTGGGGCAGAGTTAATGGAAACTAGTATTGGTGATGGTCAAAATTATTATGGAGTACCAGCATTAATGATAAAAGGAAATAAAAAAGCACTAGATAAAATATCAAAGGGCTTACCAGCTTACAATGAAGGGGGATTGGTACAAGATGTCTTTAATGATGTAGTACCAACTTTATAGGAGAATAAATGGCAAAAAATAATTATAATAATATTGACAAAGCAATGAAAGCTTTAGGGGACGATTTAAAAATTGAAGATGTGGGCCAAGAAATTAAATTACCTAGCGAAGAAGTTTCAGTAGAAGAACAAGGATATGAAATTGCCGAAATGGCTGATGGAGGTGCAGAAATTAATTTTGATCCCAATGCGCCAGTTGATAAATCCCAAATACCATTTGATGCTAATTTAGCAGAATATATAGATGAAGATGATTCAGGAAAGTTTTCAAGTGATTTAATTAATGCATTTGAAGCAGATAAGGATTCAAGGAAAGACTGGGAAGATTCCTATGTCAAAGGCCTTGATATGCTTGGGTTTAAATATGAAAATAGAACCCAACCATTCGAAGGTGCATCCGGGGTCGTACATCCCTTATTGGCAGAATCTGTTACGCAGTTTCAAGCCCAAGCCTATAAGGAACTCCTCCCCCCAAGCGGCCCCGTGCGCACCCAAGTAGTAGGTCTACAAACACCAGAAGTTATGGACCAAGCTGAACGTGTAAAAGATTACATGAATTACCAGCTTACAACTGTTATGAAAGAATTTGATCCTGAGATGGACCAATTACTCTTTTATCTTCCTTTGTCCGGCTCAGCGTTTAAAAAAGTGTATTTCTGTCCAATTATGCAGCGTGCCGTGTCTAAATTTATCACTGGCCAAGACTTAGTTATTAATTATTTAGCAACGGATTTAGAAACAGCTGATCGTATTACACATGTTGTAACAATGACAAATAATGATGTTCGTAAATTACAAGTAAGTGGATTTTATAAAGATGTTGAATTACCAAGTGGTGAAGTTAATGTTTCAGAAGTTCAAGAAAAAGTAAATGAATTAGAAGGTGTTGAAAAAGAATACGCCGGTAGTGACGACGCACATGAAATTTTAGAAATGCATATTAATGCAGATATCCCAGGATTTGAAAACGAAAATGGAATTAAACTTCCTTATATAATAACTTTAGATCGTTATAGTGGAACTATACTATCCATCAGAAGAAACTGGAAACAAGAAGACAAAAGTAATAAAAAGATTTCGTACTTTGTACATTTTAAATTTCTTCCAGGATTAGGCTTTTATGGCTTTGGTTTAATACACATGCTTGGCGGATTATCAAGAACTGCAACAAGTGTTTTACGACAGTTAATTGATGCAGGAACTTTAGCTAACTTACCAGCAGGATTTAAGGCGCGTGGAATGCGTATACGTGACCATGACACACCTTTACAACCAGGTGAGTTTAGAGATGTTGATGTGACTGGTACTTCTATTAGAGAATCACTATTACCTCTTCCTTTTAAAGAACCTTCCCAAACTTTATTTCAACTATTAGGTTTTTCTGTTGATGCCGGTAAATCTTTTGCCGCTATTGCGGATATGAAAATGGGTGAAGGTAATGAACAGAATCCTGTAGGAACTACATTAGCTCTACTAGAACGTGGCACTAAAGTAATGAGCGCTATACATAAAAGATTACATTATGCACAACGAGAAGAATTCTCATTATTAGCACGTGTTTTTCAATTATATACACCGCCAGAATATCCATACCAAGTTGTTGGTGGTGATAGAATGATTAAACAACAAGATTTTGATGATAGAGTAGATATTTTACCTGTTTCTGATCCTAATATATTTTCCATGGCACAGCGTATTACGTTGGCTCAACAACAATTACAATTAGCACAATCTAATCCAGGATTACATAATATCCGTGAAGCGTACAGACGTATGTACCAAGCAATGGGCGTGGATAATGTAGATTCTATATTGAAACCAGATCCTGATCAACCGCAACCAGTTGGCCCAGCTACAGAAAATGGTGCAGCAATGAAAGGACAAGCACCAAAAGCATTTCCTATGCAAGATCACATGGCACATATTTCAGCACATTCTGAATTTATGTTTACACGCATGGTTCAAATTAACCCGCAGCTCTATGCTTTATTGCAAGCACATATGTCAGAGCATATAGCATTAATGGCTGGACAACAGATTAATGAACAATACAAAGATCAAGTACAACAACTACAACAACAAATGCAACAAGGACAAGGACAAGCACAACAAAATCCTCAAGCTCAACAAATGCAACAACAGTTGCAGCAACAGAATGATCAATTAACAAATGAGATTGCATCATCACAAGCTAAACTTGAAGCTCAAATGACTGCTCAATTTGCTAAATCAGAAGAACAACGTATGAGCCAAGAACCTCAAGATCCTCTTGTTAAATTAAAACAACAAGAAATTGATTTAAAGGCAATGGAGACACAAGCAAGATTACAAAAAGACATGATAATAGATACTCAAAAAATAGATCTTGAAAGAGATAAATTAGAAGCAGATACTAGTCTTGGGTTAATGAAAGTATCAGCAGAAGCGGATAAGCAAGGTAATGCTAATGCCATGGCAATGTTAAAAGAAAATATTATTTCATCGCGTGAGGCGATGAAGGATAAAACAGCGGAAAGAATAGCAAGGGAAAATGCGAGATCTAAAACTTGAAAAACAAATTACTCTTATAAGTGAAGCTATGAAAAAAATAGAGTTAACAGCTAGGTCCATGGTTAAAAATTCTGAAGATTATATGGCTATTTGTTCTGCATTAATGGCTGTCACCCGTAATATGTATTTAGAAACATTAAGTGGTGAAGAGACAGCAGAGATTTTTGATGCCGTCGCAGAAAGTATTTTTATCACCGAAGAAATGATTCACGGTTTTAAAAATGGACACAAACCAACTTTACATTAAGGAGAAAATATGCCAAAAGTAGGAACTAAATCATTTCCATATACGTCAGCAGGAGTTGCGCAAGCGCAAGCACATGCAAAAAACACTGGACAAAAAATGTCAATGATGAAAAAAGGTGGAAAAACGAAAAGCCTAAATAAGGGTGGATCGATGAAATCGAAGAAAAAATAGGAGGTAACATGAAGTTATTAAAAGATTTATGGGCGCACTTGAAAGAGTGGAGCGACTGGGGAATCAAAG